AAGAAAGAAGAGAACTGCAAGACGCAGAATGTTAAATAAAAATAAATGGAGAAGAAGATGATACAAGGTACACACTATACAAATGTACAAGAAGATGTAAATCTACAATACACACAACACGATGCTAAATCTAGCATCAAGGAGTTTGCATTGGTAGAAGAGAGGTCTTTATGGACTCGTGGCACACAAGCCCCGAAGCATAAGGCTATTGTTAACTCAGAAACTGGAGATGTTATATCTGTAGTAGGTATAAACTACAAGCCAATACAAACAAGTGAAGCGGTAGCTAAATACCAAGAAGCTTTGTTTGCATCCAAGCTTGATACTAGAGGTATGATGCGTAAGGTTTCGAGTTCTCATGACGGAGCAAGACAGATAATAACTTATACTTTCCCCGCGCATGAGATGGAAGTAGCAGAGGGTGACCCCATGTACCTACAAACTACTTTACTAAACAGTTATGACGGCACTTGGAGTCTAGGCTCGTTACTGGGTGCGTTAAGACTGGCTTGTTCTAACGGACAGGTAGTTCATGATTCGTTCTCAGCGTTCTTTGGTAAGCATACCAAGGGCTTGGATGTTAATGATGTAATAAGAAGATTAGAAACTTCTTTGGATGTTTACATGGAACACGTTGAGTTATGGAAACAGTATCCTCGTACTAAAGTTTCTGTTGTTGATGCGGAGAAAGTATTACTTGCTCTTGCTAAAGACAACAAGAAGACTATGAAGATACTAACAGAAACCCACGCTAAATATGTATTACAAATGGGCAACAACCTTTGGGCGTTGTTCAATACATTGACAGACTGGTCGAGCCACACAAAGGTTCGTAAAGAAAGCAACAAGCCTTCGATTATTATAAATAGAGAGCAGAAAGTAAGACAAGTTCTACCTCTTTTAGAAAGTTTAAGACTTGCCGCTTAAATAGTACTTGACATAGGCGAGGTTGTCCTGTATAATCTTCATTATGAATTAATAATTAATTAATAATATTGATTCTAGGATAACTAAGCTTATGTTTAGTTTTTATATAACATACAGTACTTTAAAAGTACAAGGATATAATATAGTGATAGCAACAGGTAAAGCACAATGGGCAAAAGTATTGCCTCATCAGTTAGTAACTAATGATAACTTTAAAGACTATAACTTTTGGTCGTTAGATTTAGAGGTTACTGATAAAGAAAGAGATAGACTAAAGAAAGAGGGTTTGAGACCTTGGCACAGGGGTGGCGAGGAAGAAACCAATATCTTTAAGTTTGTTAGAAAAGAAACATCATCTAAAGGTAAGGAGTTAGGACCACCTAAAGTTGTAGATGCAAATAAAAATGCATGGAGCAATGGAGAGATAGGTAATGGCTCGTTAGTCAAGGTTAGTTTCTTTACTTATGAACATGCAATGAGCAAGAAAGCTGGTTTAGGTAAGTCGCTCAATGCAATTCAAGTGGTAGATTTAGTTCCTTACGAGGGCGGTGCTGGTGTCAATGAGTTTGATGACATGGGCGGTGACTTGGACGAGCTATAAGCAATTCAACCGCGGTTGATTTGGTAACATTTAGGGGCATCTTCGCGGATGCCCTTATTCATTTTGGAGAAATATATTTTGGAAAAATTAGACCACACTAATTCTAATTGGAAAGCTCATCATGTACCCTGTACTAGCTGTGACTCTTCTGATGGTGTTAGTATAAACGAGGACAACTCTTGGCATTGTTTCTCTTGTGAAGCTCACGGCAGTAGCTATAACGGTGAGTATGACGTGACAAATAAACCTGTCAAAGAACAGGCAAAGTTAACCGCCACAGGTATTCTCGGTGCGTTAACAGACAGAAAGATATCCTCTGAGACTGCAAAGAAGTATGGTGTAACCATTACACGCAACAAAGACGGCAGTATCAAGGAACATTTATATCCCTATTATTCAGACGGCAAGAAGATTGCACAGAAGATAAGAAGCGTAAAGACAAAAGACTTTCGTATAGAAGGTAGTGTTAGAGATGCAGACTTATTTGGTACACAATCTACTCAAAGCAAGGGTAAGTTTATTACTATTGTTGAGGGTGAGTGTGATGCAATGGCGGCTTATGAATTGATGGGTAGTAAGTGGGGTGTTGTTAGTGTAATCAATGGCGCAAGTTCAGCGGCTAGAGATATCAAAAGGAACTTAGAGTTCTTCAATGACTTCGAGAGCGTAGTAATTTGTTTTGATTCAGATAAGGCTGGTAAGACAGCGGCTCGCCAAGTAGCCGAACTATTCCCGCCATCTAAGGCAAAGATAATGACATTGCCTTCTGAGTATAAGGACGCTAACGAAATGCTCAAAGACAATAAGCGTCAGGCTTTTATGGAGTACTGGTGGGCGGCTAAGTTGTTTGCACCTGATGGTATCATCAGAGGTGACAACATGTGGGGCATTGTCACCGAGGAGATTGACCAATCATTTGTTGAGTATCCTTGGGCGGGCATGAACGAACTCACCTATGGTATTCGTACACATGAGTTGATTACAATCGCCGCTGGTAGTGGCATGGGAAAGTCTCAGTTTCTTAGAGAATTAATCTATTATTTAATCAATACAGAAGATAGTGGAAATATTGGATTGTTGATGATGGAAGAGTCTACCCGCAGGACAGGGCTTAGTTTGATGTCGATGTCCGCAAATAGACCCCTTCACCTTCCCGACACATACATAGATGGAGAAGAACTTAGAGAGCATTACGATGCTACCCTAGGAACTGGTAAAGTATTCCTATATGACAGCTTCGGTTCTAACACAATTGATAATATAATTAGTAAGGTAAGATACATGGCTAAAGGATTGGATTGTAAGTATGTTTTCCTTGACCATATATCTATACTTGTTTCTGACCAACAGAGTGGTGATGAACGCAAGGCTCTTGATGAGATTTCTACTAAGCTTAGAACTCTTATTCAGGAGACAGGTATTGCTTTGTTTATGGTTAGTCATCTAAAGAGACCGGGCGGTACTGCTCATGAAGAGGGCGGACTGACTTCCTTATCACAACTCAGAGGTTCTGCTGGTATTGGACAGCTATCTGATATGGTGATAGGTTTGGAGAGGGATGGTCAACACGATGACCCACAAATCAGGAACACAACAACGATTAGAGTACTGAAGAATAGGTTCTCAGGTTTGACTGGTCCAGCTTGCTACTTGTATTATGATAAAGATACTGGTAGAATGCTCGAAACGGACAAGCCAAGTGAGAACAATGACCCTGAAGATGAGTTTTAAATGAAGATAGTATTTGACATAGAGACAGACGGACTAGACCCAACGGTGATATGGGTTGTGGTAACTAGTAATGTAGATACTGGTGACATGCGTACCTTCTTGGCTGAAGATAAAGATGAATTCAAAAAGTATTTATCTCAAGCAGATGAAGTTATAGGTCACAACATTATTAGCTATGACATACCCGCCCTCGAAAAGTTGTGGGCTGTAGACTTTAGTAAGTTTAAAATATCAGATACTGTTGTGATGTCTCGTCTTGCTAACCCATCCAACCAAGGCGGGCATTCTCTTGACAACTGGGGAAAGGCTTTAGGTTTTCCTAAAGGTAGCTTCAATGAGTGGAGTCACTTGAGTGATGAGATGATTACTTATTGTAAACAAGATGTTAGAATTAATGTGTTGGTTTATAAGAAGTTATCCGAACAGCTTGAGGATTTCAGGACTAGGGCTATCAAACTGGAGCATGAGGTTGCTGACTGTATCAATCAACAAAGAATCAATGGTTGGTTGATAGATGAACGCAAAGCTAACATACTATATGCTGGACTGTGTGAGAAGAAACAAAGTTTAATAGATAAGGTACACGAGACATTCAAACCTTTGCCTACCTTTGTTCCCTTGACAGACTTAAAGAACAAGTATAATGCTGATGGTATGCATTCAGTAGCTTATCAGAAACAGTTGGACAGAGGTGCGTTTTGGAAGACACCTAAAGAGTGGGGATGCATAGAGTATCCTGAGTTTAACTTGGCTAGTAGGCAACAGATAGTTAAGTACTTAAAACATTTTGGTTGGACACCCACCAAGTTTACTGACAAGGGCAATGCTATTGTTGATGAGTCAGTACTCAAAGGTGTGAAAGAGATACCCGAATGTTCTTTGATTCTAGAATACTTTTTAGTTTCTAAGCGTGAAGCTATGCTTAAAAACATATTAGGTAAGATAGAAGATGACAACAGGATACATGGATATGTCAACACAAACGGAGCAGTTACTGGTAGAATGACACACTCTTCTCCAAACATGGCACAGATACCCGCCGTCAAGAAAGGTTCAGACGGCAACCTTGTTTGGGGATTAGAGGGTAACTACGGTGCTGACTTCAGAGAATTGTTTACTGTCGAAGAAGGTTACAAGCTAGTAGGTTGTGACGCTAGTGGTTTGGAGTTAAGGATGCTTGCTCATTATATGAATGACAATGACTACACTAACGAGATACTACATGGTGACATACATAGTAAGAACCAACTTGCGGCTGGACTACCAACAAGAGATAAGAGTAAAACTTTTATCTATGCTTTTCTCTACGGAGCGGGAGATGAGAAGATAGGAACTATCGTTGGCGGTGGTGCAAAGATGGGTAAACAAATAAAGAATGCTTTCTTAAACAGCACACCAGCACTCAAGGTTTTAAGGGAGCGTGTTGTGAGAGCATCAGATAAAGGATACATCAAAGGCTTGGACGGAAGAAAGATTTGGATACGCTCCGGACATGCCGCATTAAATTTCTTATTGCAAGGCGCGGGTGCAATTGTTATGAAAAAAGCCTTGACAATTTTAAATAACAGGGCTATAATGGAAGGCTTAGATTATAAATTTGTCGGTAATATCCACGATGAGTTTCAAACAGAAGTATTAGAAAGCCACTCTGAAAGGTTTGGTGAGCTTGCTGTTGACTCTATCAAGGAAGCCGGTCAATACTATGAGTTACGCTGTCCATTAGATGCAGAAGCAAAAATTGGTAATAACTGGGCGGAGACTCACTAATGAAAAAAGATATAAATACTTTAGTAGAAGATATAAATACTATATTTTCTGATGTAGGCAAAGGCAAGCCTATCAAATTGCCTGAACAAAAAGTAGACAAGTTGTTAGATGGTTTGAGGTCAGTCTTAAATGACTGGGCTACACCAAGAGAGAAATCAACAGGACTTAGAATGTCTAATGTTGGTAGACCTAGTAGACAACTTTGGTATGACATTAAATCTAACGATGAGCAAGAAGACTTAGCTCCATCTGTTATGTTTAGATTCTTATATGGTCATGTGGTAGAAGAACTACTATTATTTTTTGTAGACTTAGCCGGTCACAAGGTAGAGAACCAACAAGATGAAGTGGATGTTCTAGGACTTAAAGGACATGTAGACTGTATCATTGATGGGGTGGTTGTGGATATCAAAACAGCCAGTGACTATTCATTTAAAAAGTTTAAGGAAGGAAAGCTATCACAGGATGACCCGTTTGGTTATCTAGCGCAGTTGTCTGCTTACGAGCATGGCTTCAATAAGAAAGGTGGTGGCTTCTTGGTTGCTAATAAATCGTCAGGCGAACTTTGTTTATACAGACCTGATGAGTTAGAAGTACCTAACATTGAAGAGAGATTAGAGAAAGTTAGAGAAGAACTAAAGGAAAACTCGCCGCCTGAAGAAAGGTGCTACCCAATTATAGAGAAGGGTAAGTCAGGAAACATGGGGTTACATAACTCTTGTAAGTGGTGCAGACATAAGTACCAATGCAATCCTGACGTTAGAGTATTTAAGTATGCTAATGGTTTTGAATACTTAACCACGGTTAAAGTTCTTCCTAATGTAGAAGAGATAATGTGGAGAGAAGCATGAATGGACGCAAAGCAAAAGCTATAAGAAGACAAGCATTGCAAGAAATGATTGACTGGTACAAAGGTTTACTTGGTCCTGAAGAAGCTGATAAAGTTAGCAAGGATAATATCTTTGAACTCATACCTAAACAAACACACTACAGAGCGTTTGGTTCGTTTAAGTTGTCAACCTTTTCTTACAAATGGTTTATCAAAACAATTAAGCGTGGGCTAGACCCAAAGGATTTTATTAATGATTAATGCAACAAGCGAACTAGAGAGAGATGTTATTTATTTTAAACTCTCTATAGATTCTAAGATAGGCGCGATGTCACTAGAGATTATAGATAATACTATAGAAGGTAGCGACATTTCTAATATACTTTCACCTCTAGCTAAAGGTATAAGTGTTATCTTAGAGGAAGACCCCGACTTGCTTTACGAAGCGGGAACAGAAATATCTGACGGTGAATTTGTAGCTGGAGACAACGACACGGTACACTGATATGGGTAAAACAAAAAGACATCCTGTTACTAACAAGATGAAGCACTCTGTTCGTAACAACAGAATGTGGAAGATGAAGATAGAAAGAGACAGGAAGAGAGAACAAAAGAAAACTGGAGACTTTAATGGAACAGATTATAATAAACTCAAATAACTTTATACCCTTGAGTTGGTTTATCGGATTCCTTGCTATTGGTGCTGGCATGATTTGGTATCAAGGAGTGAAGGCATACGACAAAGGTATAAGAGAAGCTGTCTTGATGCACAGAGAAGGAAGACTAACTTACAGTGACTACAAAGACGAAAACGGTGTCACTATGGTGGATATACAAATAGACCCCATAGATGATTAAACATAACACATAACTGGAGATTTTTAAATTGAACACATTACCAAATGATTATCAAAACTTTATAGCGCTTAGTAGGTATGCTCGTTGGCTACCCGAAAAGAACCGTAGAGAAACATGGAAAGAAACTGTCGCTAGATATTTTGATTTCATGGAAGAACACTTGAAAGAAAATACTAATCAAGAATTAGTACCTAAGACTCGTAAAGTTTTAGAGGAAGCTGTGCTTAACCTAGAGGTTATGCCAAGCATGAGAGCGCTGATGACCGCTGGTCCAGCCTTGGCAAAGAACCACATAGCCGGATACAACTGCGCTTATTTAAGCGTTGACCATCCTAAAGCTTTTGATGAGTGCTTGTTTGTTTTAATGCATGGTACTGGTGTAGGCTTTAGTGTAGAGAGACAACACATAAGCAAGCTACCTGAAGTACCCGAAGAGATGGTTGATGTAGAAGATGTTATTGTAGTACAAGATAGTAAAGAGGGATGGCAATCTGCGTTCCGTAAACTGATTACTTATTTGTATGATGGTGAGATGCCTAAGTGGGATTTCTCTAAAGTAAGAACAAAAGGTTCTAGACTTAAAACATTTGGTGGCAGAGCGAGTGGTCCTGAACCATTATTAGATTTGTTTAACTTCTCTACTAACATATTTAAAGAAGCGGGCGGTAGAAAACTAACCAGTTATGAGTGCCACAGAATGATGTGTAAGATTGCCGAGGTTGTGGTTGTAGGCGGTGTTCGTAGGTCAGCCCTTATCTCCCTATCAAATCTAACAGATGAGCGTATGCGTAACGCTAAGAGCGGGCAATGGTGGAGCGACACCCCTGAGATGGCATTGAGTAACAATAGTGTATGCTACACAGAGAAGCCTGACATTGGTATCTTCATGAAAGAGTGGACTTCTTTATATGAATCTAAGTCAGGTGAGCGTGGTATCTTTAACAGGGAAGCCGCCGTTAAACAAGTAGCTTCTATTGGTAGAAGAGATAGCGACCATGACTTTGGATGTAATCCATGCAGTGAAATCATACTGAGAGACGGGCAGTTCTGTAACCTGACTGAGGTTGTAGTCAGAGCAGAGGACACACAGAAAGACATCATGAGAAAGGTTAGGTTGGCGAGTATCCTTGGTACATTCCAAGCATCACTCACAAACATCAAGCGTCTTCGCCCTAAGTGGGTACACAATACAGAAGAGGAAGCATTGCTTGGTGTGTCATTGACTGGCATCATGGATAATAGTTTTATGAATGGTAGTAATACAGATAGAGGTTACTATGGTAAGAGAAGCTTGCCGGATTTCTTAACCGACCTTAAAAAAGAATCAGTTAAGACTAACGAGCATTGGTCAGAGCTGTTGGGTATTAGTCAGGCTACTGCAACCACAGCCATCAAGCCTAGTGGTACAGTCAGTCAATTAGTTGATAGTGCTAGTGGTATACATACTCGACACAATGACTATTACTTTAGAAGAGTCAGAGCAGATGCTAAAGACCCAATAGCACAGCTAATGGAAGACCAAGGCATACCTTGTGAAGCTGATGTTATGAAACCTAATAGTGTTAAAGTTTTTACATTCCCGATGAAAGCTCCTGAAGGTGCAGTACTTAGGAATGATAGAACTGCAATAGAGCAGTTAGAGTTATGGCTTACATATCAGAGATACTACTGTGAACATAAGCCCAGTGTAACCGTAAGTGTAAGAGAGCATGAGTGGATGGAAGTAGGAGCATGGGTATACAAACACTTCGATGAAGTATCAGGTGTTAGTTTCTTACCACACTCTGACCACTCGTATCAGCAAGCACCTTACGAGGATTGCACTAAGAAAGAATACAATGAACTGGCTAAGAAGATGCCAAAGTCTGTTGACTGGGATTTGATTAGTGAGTATGAACTTACAGATTCAACTGTAGGTACAAAACAACTAGCCTGTACTGGTAGTGTATGTGAGTTAGTCGATTTAGTCGAAGAAGAAAGAGAAGTAGAGTAATAGACTAGCCGTTAATGTTAAACTAAAAAAGGAGAAAGTTATGTTAGAGAAAATTAAAAATGCTGCCGATGGTGCGATAGATGTCGGTATCAAGTTAATCAGCTTATCAATTGTATTACAGATTATTTTCGGTGCGAAGGTTGCCTTCTTAACTGGAAACGTAATCGGTTCTATACTTGATATAGTTTGGACTCTAGGTAATGCTGGACTTGCGGGATTGATTGCCGCTGGAATTGTCTGGAAATTACTTGACAAGGACATCACCGATAACCTAAAATAAGGGGTGGCTGATAAGCCTAATAAAAAATCTTGGGGTCTCGTCCGCATGGATGAGACTTCCAAGCTCTACTACAAAATGAAAAGTAAACGTAAACAAATATCTCCAAGGTTTTGGAGGAAGGATTGGAATAAATGAGTGAGAACATAAAAGTTCAATGGAATGAAAACAGAAAGCCTGACCAACCTGACAATGTAAATCCATCACATTATCAAACAGGCAACATTCAAGTAATAGATTTTATACTTGACCAAAAGATGAGTTACTTAATTGCGAGCGCAACAAAGTATCTTTGTAGATACCCACATAAACACAAAGCGGGTGAAGGAAGATTGGATGACCTGAGAAAAGCAAGGTGGTTCATCGAGAAACAAATAGAACAAATCCTCAAAGAGGAGAATATAAAATGAAGAGCAAAGGTATCTTACCTCTGCCTACTTATACAAAAGGTAGAGGAGATAAGAAAAAAACTAACCTGTTGAGTCTCAACGTGTTTAGAAACCTGCACCATTTTTCAAAGAATAAAGTTAAACAAGACTATGCTGATACCATAAGAGAGTTTGTAAAAACTCTCCCTAAATATAAAACCATACAGCCTAGTTATACGTTATACTTTAATAACAATAGGAAAAAAGATTTAGATAACTATACTTTTCCTATGCACAAATTCTTAATGGATACTCTTGTTGAAGAAGGCATTATAGAAGATGACCATTACGATTATGTAACTGAAATCACCACGGAGTTTGGTGGTATTGATGAGAACAACTGCGTTGTTGTCGAAATAAAAGGAGAAGAACTTGTCACTAAATAAAAGTAAAGACATTAAAGAGATGCGTAAGTTTGATGTTGATTTAGAGTTTGGACAGACATGGGAAAAGTACACAGATGAAATGTTTTCCGGTGCTAAAAAGTGTGAGATAAAAACTGAAAGAGATACTTGGGCAAAGACAGGAAACATCTGCATAGAAGTAAAGAGCTACGGTAAGCCATCAGGGTTAGCCGCTACAGAGTCTGAGCTTTGGGTTCAGAATTTGGTTAAGGATGGTGAGCTTGTTTGTAGTTTAGTATTTAATACAAAGAAACTAAAAGAGATAGTCAAATCAATGGACACTCGTGTAGTCATGGGAGGAGATAACAATGCTTCTAAGTTACACTTGGTATCTTTGAGAAAACTAATGGAGGAATTTTTGAAATGAGTACGGCAGTAACTTTAATAG